TTGACACGGCTGCAACGGTCTACACGTTCTGTAACGCTGCTGCACCAATCACTGTTGGCGGGATTACCTTTACCAACCTTGGCGCTTTGCTCAATGTGGGTGATGTGCAGCGAGACATGAAGGCTACATCCGATGACATGACCATTCAATTGACGGGCATTGATCCAGCGTCAGTGGCTCTTATTTTGAGTAACGACATTAAAGGTTCATTGGTTGAAGTTTGGCGCGGGTTCTTTAACTCAAACAACCAGATCATCACAACGCCTACAACGCAGTTCTTTAAGCGTTATCAGGGCATCATTAGCAGCGTGTCAATCACTGAAGATTTCAATAGTGAACTAAGACAAAGAATTGCAACTTGTTCTATTGCTTGTTCCTCTATGCGCCGCATTCTTGAAAACAGATTGTCTGGTGTAAAAACAAACCAACAAAGCTGGCAGTTTATTTATGGAAGTGGCGGCGTTCCATCAACTGACACATCAATGAATCGTGTGTCAAAGATTTCCAATCAATACTTTGACTTTGGATCACTACCAAAAACACAAACTCAATCTAGCGAAACAACCGTGGTAGAAAACACTACTGATGGCGGTGGAGCAGATTAAAAATTATGATAAGACTAGCAACAAGATATGACATACCAAGACTTCTGGAAATTGTTGAGGCATATGCGTATGAAAACCCTATAGAGGTTCTTGGGCATAGCGAAAATCATTCACCTAAGTACGTTGAAGAACTTTTGTTTGGCATCATCAAAGGTCGTGGGTTTATTTTCATTGATAAACACATGTGTGGTGCAATCATTGGAATTAAGCAACGCAATATCTGGTGTCCTGAAGTCAAAGAATTGCATGAATTGTTGTGGTGGGTAGAACCAGAACATAGGAACGGCTCTATTGGTGGGCGGCTCTGGAAAGCCTATGACCAAACGGCAACTGAAATGTTAGAACGTGGTGATGTTGATTGTGTGTTTACATCTATATCAGCATCAGGCCCATTTATTGATTACACCAAGCGTGGCTACAAAGCTGTTGGTGCAAGTTTTGTGAAGGAATAAAAATGGTCAGTACTATTATTGCATACGGAATTATGTATGGTGGTTTAAGTCTTGGCGCTGCTACACTTGTTGCAACATTTGCAGTAAATTTTGCTCTTTCATATATTGTCACTCGCCTTTTTGCAGAAAATCCAGAAAGACAGCAAGACATGGGTGTGCGTCAGCAAGTACCGCCAAGCGCAGTTAACGCTGTCCCAATTGTCTATGGTGAAGCCTACATGGGCGGCACATTTGTTGATGCCGTGTTATCTGTTGACCAAAAGACAATGTATTACGTCTTGGCTATTTCAAGCATTAGCCCTGATGGACAATTTACGTTTATCACTAATGATATGTATTATGGTGATCGCAAAATTGGTTTTGATGGTACAGATTTAACAAAAGTAATTACTCTTACTGATGAAGCAAGTCCACCAAACATAGATGACAAAATTAACGGCAACTTAAACATCTACTTGTACAAGTCAGATGCCGCTGGAACAATTACATCTTTAAATGGTGCTGCTGCACCAAGTACAGTAATGGGTGGTGTTGATATTGCTGCTGCACTGCGATGGACAGGCACACGGCAAATGAACAGCCTTGGTTTTGCAATTGTGAAGTTGGTGTACAACCGTGATGCAGGGACAACCCAATTGTCGCCTATTACATTTAAAGTGTCTCATACGCTGCGAGGAACAGGCTTAGCAAAGCCGGGTGACGTTTGGTATGACTACATCACAAACCCAATTTACGGCGGTGCTGTAGATGCAACGTCTGTTGATAACGCAAGTCGTATCGCATTAAACGCTTATAGTGATGCGCTTATAACTTTTACCAACAGTAGTGGTGTACCTTCTACACAAGCACGTTACAAAATTAATGGTGTTTTGGATGCTGGTCAATCTGTCTTGTCTAACATTGACCGAATTATGTCGGCTTGTGATTCGTGGATGACTTACAACGCTGCTTTAGGACAATGGTCTGTTGTTATAAACAAAGCAGAAGGTGCTGCATATGCGTTTACAGACAACAACATTGTTGGCGACATTCGAGTTAGTGCCACTGACATTACCAGTTCTATAAATCAAGTTGAAGCACGATTTCCGTTTAAAGAAAACCGTGACCAAGCAAACTTTATTAACATTGAAACACCAGCCGGGTTGTTGTATCCAAATGAGCCTATTAACAAATACAGCATCACATACGACTTGGTTAACGATTCTGTGCAAGCGCATTACCTTGCAAACCGATTGCTTGAGCAAGCTCGTGAAGATTTAATTGTCAGTTTCAATACAACATACTATGGCATTCAAGTGGATGCTGGCGATGTTGTCAGCGTAACCAACTCTAACTACGGCTGGAGCAATAAATTGTTCCGTGTTGTTAAAGTTAATGAAGCATCACTGCCTGATGGATCGCTTGGCGCTCGTCTTGAAATGAGCGAGTACAACGCACAAGTCTATGACGATCAAACTATTGTGCAATTTTCACCTGCGCCAAACAGCGGTTTGCCAAGCGTAAGTTACTTTAGCCCACTTGCAGCACCGACAATTTTAGCAAGCAGACCAAACGCACAAATTCCATCATTTGATGTTCGCGTCACTATCCCTGCCACTGGTCGTGTTACGTCCATTGCTTTGTATTACACAACATCTGCAACACCAACAAACAATGATTGGGTGCTGTTCTCTTTTGCAACACAATCCAATTCATTGCCTTACACAAACGGCGCATCATTTGATTTCTTAAATCAAGTATTACCAGTTGGAACATATTATTTTGGCGTAATTGTTTCTAACGATATAAGCCAATCAATTATTAGTCCTAAAAGCGCATCATTTGCATGGTCGCCAATTACTACGGGTAGCAGAAACGCATATCCAGCTTTGTATCAATGGTCAGCAACACAACCAGCAAACCCAACTGGTTCATCAACCTTCACTTGGAACACAGGTGTACAGGTATATAACAACGCAGACGCTTGGCGAGTAGTCGCACCAGCAAATCCCGGCACTGCTGGTTTCCAACTTTGGGAAGCCTTTAAATGGCTGAACGACACTACAGGAGCTGCTACAACAACTTTTAGCTGGACTGTTGGCGGGACAGTTGTGCAAAGCATTAGTCAAAACGGAACGGCGGGTTCTACTGGCCCTCGCTCTGCAAGCGGATTTCTTTACTACGCTTTTGCATCTGGTTCTGCTCCAGCCGCACCAACTGCATCTGGTTTTAACTTTACAACGGGCGCATTTACAACTTTGACAGCCAATTGGTCTACATCGTTTTCGATGCCAAGCACTGACATTACAAACACTAACAACAACAAGTTTTGGGCGGCACGTTACGCTGTATCTGAAGCTACTTTTGGCGGCACTCAGACGGTCACAATCTCAGCAGTCTTTAATTGGACAAACTTTGATGGGTTGGTGACGTTTAGCAATATGGCATCACCATCAGGCACTAACCCATCAGGTGGCGTGACCTTTATTGATGGCGGTCACATCATTGCCGAAACGCTTACTGTTGACAGAATTGAAGCGGGAACAACCACAACCCAATCTGGAAACACGTTTGGCTTTGGTAACGGCACTTCTGTATTTGGAATTGCAACTTCTGGATTCTTTAAAAGCACCAATTCAGGAACTGCTGGTTTAGCAGGAATTGCAACTAACAGTGTAGGTGTCGCTGGTAACACTGCCTCTACAAGTTCCTATGGCGCTTTGTTTTCAAACACTTATGGGTTTGACAGCATCAGTGCTGTTTATGTTGTTACAGGTTTGAGTGTCGCTGGCCCTAACTTTGGCTTGTTTACTCAGCGCAGAAGTTCACAATCAGGTTCTGCATCCGAATCTGGCCCCGGCACTAATACAGCAGCTTACGCAACACTAGGATATTTGTCAGGCTCGGATCACTACGGTGGTCGTATGTTTACGACAAACACCAGTGGTGTTGATGTACGAGGCATTATGGCAGGGGGG